ATTGCAAAGGCCAGGCTCTCAGCTCGATCCTCATCATCCTGGCGGCTGTTCATCATCATGGTGTTCATGCAGCTCATGACGACCACCATGCCACCAGCAAAGCGGCCATTCCGACACCAATTGCGAAAGCCAAGGCATAGCCCCCAACCTTCTCGTAAAGCGGCTCTGTGCGGCCATAGCCCTGCACCCAGGTGCAGTCTGCAAAGTTACGGGGTGTTGTGTAATTTTTCATATCGTTCTCCTTAATGTGGGGCCGAAGCCCCGGTTGTGATTAAGCTGCTTTTGGACGTTGGATCACAGTCTGCTTCACACCATCACGAACACCGTGCTCTTTCACTGTAGCGGTCACGGTGACGGTATGGCCTTTGCCGGGCATGCAATCGGACTTGCCCTTGTAGATGATGACGTTCTGGTCTGCGTCTTCGCAGATGTGGATGTATGTAGTGCCATACATTCCGTCGAGCACAACGACATGCACCACGGTCAGGGTCAGGGTGACCTTCTGGCCCACTGTGCCAATGTGGGTGCGGCTGGCATCCAAAGCAGCCTTCTTGCTGGCCCACTCTGCTTTCTTGGCGGCACGTGCATCGATACCCTTCAGGACAGCTTCGGACTGCTTTGGGGTCAACTTGCCAAAGGTGTCCAAGGCTTGGGCCATGCTGCCCATGAAGCCTTCGTTGTAAAACATGCGGCCCAAGTCGTAATCGCGGCCATCTTCTACAGCGTCCAAAATCTCATGGGCACGTGGCGTGTTGGCAAGCCATGTCTTGCGTGCGTTCATGAGAATTTTGCGCTTGCGGCCTGCTTCCCATGCTTCTTGATATTCAATGTTTGCCATGTCAGCTCCTTGCTGGTTTGGTTGTTGCGATGCCACATCTTACCACAATATCTCACAGTCCCATCAACATGGGACAAACCCTTATATCGCAGTGATCTCCACATCATGCGGCTTGCGCTTGCCATCAAGCAGCTCATGCAGGCGTTTCTCGGTCAGTCGGTGGCAGCGAATCATGGCCCTTGCAGGCAGCACATCCAGCAGCGCGGCGTAATCCTCCAGCACAGCACGCACGGCCTGGATGCCAGCTCCATCCAGCCGGATCGCGCCCCCAGCAGTGTTACGGCGGCCAGCATGGGCCATCGCAGTGATCGCATCCATCAGCAGGCCAGACGAGTCCTCGCACACTTGCATGGTCTCAATCAGGGTCTCCATCAGGTTGACCGCATCCGACACCACCCGCCAGTCGTCCGTGGTGGGGCTTGGCGCTTTTTCCATGGCGGCCAGCCCCTCGTACATCCTGGTCAGCTGGTACGTTTTCCAGGCCAGCGGCAGCGGCTCGGTGGGGCTGGCCATCATCTCGTCGAGGATGGTGTAGCGCTTCGGCCTTTGGGCCGGGCTTTTCTTCCCGGCCTTCCTCACACAAACCCCCGAATGTCTGGCGCTTTCCAGCCCTCTGGCTTGCCGATCTTCCCGCCTTCGAGAATCACCGGCTTGCCATCGACCAGCTTGGCGTCGTTCGAGTCCAGCACGGCACGATCAGCCCCCGGCTTGTTCATCCCGGCCAGGTAAGCCACGCCATTGCCAGTGACCTCGGTATCGCACAGCGCATCCAGGGCATCAATCCGCAGGTGCGTCGGGATGTAGACGAACTGCTCACGGCGTTTCAGCTTGCCAGCGAACCACTCCAGATCGGTGCGCGTGCGCTCCAGCAACTTGCCGTAACCTTCAGAGTCGCTTCGCAGCGCCCCCAGAAACTCGCAGAACTCCTCCAGGTGGCAGCCAATCTGCACAGACAGATCCTCAGCTCCAGGCTCTTTGCTGCAGGCCTTCAACCAGTAAGCGGTGCGGTAGAAGTTGCTGACTTCAGCCTCGGCCATCAGGCGTTCATTGCGTGCCCGTAAAAGCCTGTTTTCTTGCTCGGCTTCGGCCAGTGCAATATCCAGCTCGCGTTCGTCGTTCGTCATGTTTTCACCTTCTCAGACTGGCGTGCCAGCTCCAACTTAATGCAATGCAGAATCTGCGCGGCCAGCGTGCGGGTGTTCTCCTCGGCCATCTTCCGCAGCTCGATCTCCACATCAGCAGGCAGCCGCAACGTCATGTAACGGTCTTTGATCTTGTCAGTCGGCATCAGTCAGTCCCTCCAGCGTTGATCACTTCCTCGAACATGTCCATGGTCGCGCCAGCGCCAGCCAGCTCGATGGCCGTTCCACCAGTGAGCAAGCTCACCAGATCATCCTGGCCAGCCACCTCGATGTCGAACCGAGTCTGGGCAGCGTACTTGATGGCTTGGGCCTGGTTGCTTGCGCGAATCAGGCGGTGCTTGTTGGTCTCCACATCCGTGACCAGGTAAATGCGTGTGCTCATGGTATAAATTTTCCTTCGTTAAAAAAGGCCTGAATCTGCCCTTTTGCAGCCTCAGCACCTTTGCACACTTTAACACAATAACCCACATCTTCGAGGTATTTGATCCAGTCCTTTTGCTCTGGACTGACGCTCCCGCCCTTCGTGCGTTTCATTTCGATCCACAGCTTCCAGGCAGGGATGCACAGATCAGGCACGCCAGAGGAAACGCCCTCGGCCTTCAAGCGGCCAGCGGTGGCAGGGCTTCGCGCACCACCGTTCGGGATCGCAAAGATCCGCACCCCTTTGTACGTCTGGCGAAACCAGCGCACCAGCTCGCGCTGCTCTTCGTGTTCGGTCGGGATCCGGTCGGCGCTCAAAACGGCACCTCACGCATCCAGCTCGGGCACTCGCCCACCGTATCGGCAAACTCCTTGGGCGGCTTCATGAAGAACTCCACACACAGCCCATCCGTGCCGTAATGCTCACAGGTGTGGCAGCAGCGTGGCGGCCCAGCGCGATCCCACTCGCGCCATTGGACCAAGAACTCGGGTTCGGCGTGTCTGCTCATTTCAGCCCCTTCTGCATTGCCTTCACCCAGCACCGGGCGCAGTGCCACTTCGCACGCAGCTCGATCCCGCCTCTCGGCTCCTTGGCCAGCTTGCACAAATCACACACGCGCAGCTTCTGCGCCTTCACCAATTCGTCGATCATCATTCCCAGCTCCGTTTCATCACTCTGTAAAATTTTCCGTCCTTGCGGTACTTGATCAGCTTCGGCGGCGTGGCGTTGTTCATGTTCTGCACCATATCCGCCATCGTCTGCACTCTCAGACCACCAGGCACAATGCTGGCGCTGTTCGCAATACTCAACAGCAGGCCCATCGCCTTCTGGCCAGCATAGCCCTCGTGCATGATCGGCAAGTATTCAGTGATCGGCGCATCACTCAGCCCACCGTAATACGTCACCGCCAACATCTCAATTCCCGAGGCCTTGCTGATGTGTTTGCGCCACCCCCAGCTGCTCACCTCCAGCTCCTTGCCCTCCAGCCCCATGATGTCGTCGTTTCGCAACACCATCGCCTTCTTCACTGGTTCGGGGAACTGCTCACCGCACGACGGGCAGGTCATCACCGAGATGTGCACCAGCTCCCCACAGTGGTCGCACACCTTCACTGGTGCCTCGCCTTCACCATCTCCGCTTGCCTTCTTCGGCGGCTGCACGTTCGTGATCGGGCCGTGGGTTTCCACCACACCAGCAAAGTCCAACACTAGGCAGTCGGCCTTGCCAGCGTTCGGCCTCATACCTCGCACGGCCATTTGCAGATAGAGACCTGGCGACATCGTGGACCGCAAAAACGCAATGCAATCCAGCGCGGGAAAGTCGTAACCAGTGGTCAAAATTCCCACGTTGCACAGCGCACGCAACTTGCCAGATTCAAAATCGGCCAGCTTGCGCTCTCGCTCAGACTTGCTATGCGTCGCATCCAAAGCCTCAGCAGGAATGCCAGCCAGCCGCAGACATTCGGCAACGGCCTCAGAGTGGGCAACACCAGAGCAAAAGATCAACCAGTGCGCCCGGTTGCTTGCCTTCTCGATGATTTCATGCACCACGGCGCTGTTGTGGTCGTCGGTGTTGAATTTCGCCTCCATCTCGGATGCGATGTATTCCCCCTGGCGTTTATGCAGCCCGTCCGTGTCCAGCTTGTGCTTGGTGACTTTTGATCGCAGCGGAACAAGGTGCGTTTTGAAAACCAGTTCCTCGATGCTGACAGGCTCCAAGATCTCGGAAAAGATCGCGGTCGGCCCTTCAGTTATCAGGCCTTGCCCAAGCCTGTACGGGCTGGCGCTCAAGCCCACGATCCGCATGGCCGGATTGATCTCCAGCAGGTCGGCAATCAGCTTGCGGTAAATGCCACTCTCAGCAGTTGACACAGCGTGCACCTCGTCAATGATGCACAGATCAATATGGCCAATCTCCTTGGCACGCTTGGCCACAGACCCAATGCCAGCGTATGTGATTGGCTCATCCAGCTGGCGCTTGCCAACGCTGGCGCTGTAAATGCCAAGTGGTGCACCAGGCCACAGCTTGCGCAGCTTGTCAGCGTTTTGCAAGATCAGTTCCTTGGAGTGGACCAGCATCAAAATGCGCGTGTCCGGCCAGTTTTGCAGCGCATCTTTTGCCAGCGATGCAATCACCACAGACTTGCCAGACCCGCCAGGCATATTCAGCACAGGATGGCCTGTCGCATTCTTTTCAAACCATGCGTAAAGCATGTCCAGTGCGCGGCTTTGATATTCACGCAGTTGCATTGTGTTCCTTGATGTATTCAGCAGCTTTAAAAAACAGCGATTCACTCTCTCGCAACAGTCCAATTGCTTGGTTGCACTTTTGACAAAGCAGCCCCCTCACTTTTCCAGTTGCATGGCAGTGGTCAACGTGGTAGCCGTTTTGAATGTTGATGCTGCAAATCACACATTGGCAATTTTGCTTATTCAGCATTTGTGCAACGTCCAATTCAGACAGCCCATATTCTTTTTTGATTCGTGCCCATCGCGCTTTTTCTGCTCTTTTGGCTCGTGACTCAACATCGCAATCGATGCAATTGTTCGTGGTCACATATCGACGGTAATGCCCATGTGGACAAGCAGCGTCCGACAAATACTCCAAAGCCCCGCCAGCTATCGCGGCCAGTGCTGCAGCATGATTCACAGCAGATCGTTTGCTTGATCTCCCGCTTGAATTTATGGATGCCTTGCCACTGGCATTGGCGATGCACTGAACGCAGTTACCAGACGATGCGTATCGTGGCGACAGATGCCCCTTCAAGCATCTTTTGCCGGTGAAATACAGCGTCTGTCCCAGCTCCCTGGCCCGAATGCCAGTGGCTGCAAGTTTGGAAAACTCTGGGTGAAATTCGTGTTTCTTTGCCATGATGCACTCACATTAAATAATGATTCATCATAACACTATGCCACCACCCTCGCACCCCAGGTCTTGCGCATGTCAGCAATCACAGGATCGCCACTCGCGCAGGCATTCGCATTGGCCAGCAGCTCACGCGAACTGAACACGCCCTCGATCTCAGGATCGCCATTGGCCACAGTTGTGCCATTGATCTCATACACCGCAGTGAACTCGTCTGGCCCGTCCTTGCGCTTCCACGGCACCAGGTCAGGGTGCAAGACATGACCCTCACAGCCAGTGCGCTGAGAATCCAGCGGGATAACGTCGTCCCACTTCGCGCAGTGCCAGGTCGAGTCCGACAACGGCGTAGCCATGGCACAGGTTCGGCAGTTCACCTCCTTGGTCGTCTTGGTGTAAGCACAGAACTGCGACGCATCACAGAACTTGCACTGATACCAGCTCGCAGGGTCAGCACTGATCGGCTCGGGCATCCGGTCGCTCAGGGCAATGCGCTGGCCTCGCTCAATCGCAGGCAGCGCCACATCCTTGTCGAACTTCACACGCTCGGTGTGAATTCGATCATCATCCTTGCACACGGCCAGATACAGCGCACGATCCAGACCAGTCCCGGCCATGTAAACCTGCATCTGCACAAAATGCTCGGGCTTCGACTTCTCCACGCCATCCTTTACCAGCGCGTCGAATGACTTCTTGCTGTGCGTCTTGAACTCGGCCACATGCTTGGTCTTTGGCGCATCAGGCACACCAGCATCAATGATCGCATCCAGGCTTCCAGACACATGGCTGCCAAAGTCCACACGGTGCTGGCTCGACACCTTGCGCACATCCATGCCGATCGCACGCAGGTCGCTGATGATCGTGGCCTCCTCATTTTGCCCACGGCGGAACAATCGCAGGATGCGTCCAGGGAACGAGGGCTGCACCGCCCAGCGAAACGACAACCACAGCCAACGGTCGCAAGGGTGGCCCAGCCCACTGGCCCCCATGTGAGGGCGCGGCTCCTCCTTCTTGGCCTCATGCGCTTTGTCAATCAAGGCCTGGATGGTATGCTCTGACTCGGGAATCTTCATGTTGTCTCTCCTTTGAGAATTTGCCCAGGCCTTCAACAGCCTGGGCATTTTTTTTCTTACTTCTTAGCCCAAGGCGGCGCGGCCTTGGCAGTGGCAGCCTGAGCAGCCTCGGCCTGCTTCACAAAAGGCGGCACAGCAGCGGCAGCTGGTGCAGCACTTCCAGACATAGACTTGAAGCCCTTCACCTCGTTGCTTGCGCCATACTGCGCGTCTTGCTTCACATCCAGCTTGATCGACAGGCTGTTGCCAATCAACTGGTCGGTGTCCGTGACCTTGGCCAAGCCAATCGCACGCATGATGTCCCCCAGCTGCTGGCGGCCAATCTCCTCAGCCTTCTGGTTCGGGTTTTTGATGTTCAGGTTTCCAAACACCACACGGCCCTGGTGGGTCGGGCCCGTCACGTCGTAGCGCAGCTTGATGTACTGGCCATTGCCTGCCTTCGTGTCCTTCAGCTCGGCCTGCGTGATCGTCACGGTGTACCAACCAGCTGGCAGCGGGTCAAAGTTTCCACCAGTGCCCTGGGGCAGTTCGTTGACGTCAAATGCTTCGTTGAGAAATGCCATGATATTTACTCCTTGGGAATGATTTTGAAAGATGGGCGGCCAGGCTTGGCCGTAATTGCACCGGCCAAAGGCCCAGTGATCGTTGCGTCTGTTGCCTTCCAGATCGCCATGTTGAGTTCGGGCTTCCAGCGGAACAGCTTGGCCAAGTGGTCTGTCAAACCAAACTCGGCGGCCAGCTCCTGCACCTTGTCGCCATCGACCTTCCGGTCAATGCGGCCAGAGATCTTCACCACAAAGCCCTCGGGCTCCGCAGTCTCAGTGCCCTCAAAGTTCTCGGCCACAGCCAGCAGCTTGACAATCTGGTCTTCGACCTTGCGGCGCTCAGTCGTGGCCAGCTCCTCATCAAACTTGTGCTGCAACCACTGGCGCGACAACTCTTTCAGGTCGGGCTGCATCATGCTTTGCCCCCGATCTTGGCAATGATCGCGCCCAGGTCTGGGGCTTCCCATCCAGACAGCTTGCCCGAGCGATCCTTGGCCAGCCACAGGCCATCCGAGTCGCACATCAGGGCGCGTTGCGTCACGCCCTCAGCATCGCGCTCCACACGCAGCGCCAGCACCTCATCGAAGAAATACGGCAACGCTTGGCCAGTCTTGTTGCCAGGCATCGAGGGCGAATACAACACACGGCCCATCTCGTCCTGCGTCTTTTCCAGCTTGGCGCTCATGTAGACATGCTTGCCAGGCAGGTCACGGAAGGCGCGAATGATGTCGGCCATCTGCTCCTGCATCGCACCGTAGGCCGCGCGCGGATCTTTGTTTGCCTTCTTCTCAGTGTTCAAGCACACCTCAGCGATCTCGCTGATCGAGTCCAAAGCCACCGACTGGAATCCGCCAGCTTCTTCGCTGGAAGTCAGCCAGGAATAAGCCTCGCGCAGATCATCCATGCTTGCGATCTCAATGTAGGGCAGATCAGCGTCTTGGATCGACAACAAACCACCCTCAGCACTCAGCACCACCACATTCGGCAATGTCTTGACCAGCGTTGTCTTGCCAGCACCTGCCTGCCCATAAACCAACAACTTCACACCATTGGCTGTCAAGCCTCCGGTCGTCTTCAAATTGATCGCCATGATTGGCTCTCCTTTTCTTTGTTTGCACCACTGTCAGGGAATCTGTTTGTGGTGTGCTTGCATTGTAAACACAAAATCGGGTATAGTGCAAGCATTCCCGCAAATATTTTTACAGAGGTGCAAATTATGATGACTGTTGAGCAAATCAAAAAAAGGCTGGAAGATGCCAATCTCAAGAGGGTCGCTGAGAATGCAGGCGTGCATCCGGCTACGGTCTACCGCTTCATGCAAGAGGAATCCAAGCCCCTCTATGAGACGGTCAAAGCCCTGAGCGATTACCTGAGCAGGCAGGAGGCGACAGTCAATGGCTGATCTCTCCAAAGTCCTCGGCGGCCCATGGGCTCCACCACCAGAGAAACTGGTCGCACCACCAGAAGCCCAGCTCATTGATGCAATGCGTGCAGCAGGCCTGGAACCACCAGACGAGATCCTGATGGACGGCAAGATCCATCGCTTCAAGTCAGGAACCAAGGGCACTCCAGGCATCGATAAGCCAGGCTGGTATCTGGTTTTCGGGGACGGCATCCCAGCAGGGCGCTTCGGTTGCTGGCGCATGGGCATGGAAGTCACCTGGCGTGCAGACGTTGGCCGCAAGCTCACAGAGTTTGAAGAGATGGCCCACGCCAGGCGCATCAATGAGTCCAAGGTCTTGCGCGAAGCTGCACAAGAGCGCCAGCACCAAGTCGCCAGCGAGACAGTTGAGAAGATCTGGCTCAGTGGCGTTGCAGCTCACCCAGATCATCCCTACCTCAAGCGCAAAGGCATCCAGACCCATGGCGTGCGCACCACAGGGGACGGGCGCTTGATGGTGCCTTTGTATGACCAAGACGGCACACTCAGCACCCTGCAATACATTGACGAAGACGGTGGCAAGCTCTACCACCCAGGCGGAAAATCAGGCGGAAAATTTTGGATGGTAGGCTCACTGGATGAGCCTGGCACACTGTTCGTGGCCGAGGGCTTTGCCACAGCTGCGACAATCTACGAAACCACCAGCCGCCCCTGCATCGTGGCCTACAGCGCCAGCAGCCTAGTGCCAGTCACAGCCAGCCTGCGCGAGATGTACGGTGAAAATCAGGACATCGTTATCGTGGCAGACCATGACAAACACGGCGTCGGCCAGCGCTATGCAGACCAGGCCAGCGCAAAATATGGGGCCAGAGTCGTCATCCCACCCATCGAAGGAATGGACGCCAACGACTATGCGCAGGCAGGCCACAACCTTGCAGCCCTTCTGATTCAGCAAACAGGAACAGCAGTGATCGACAAGCTCAAGGTCGTATTTGGAGACCAGCTGGGCAGCGATTACGAAGCCCCAGACGAACTGGTCGAAGGCCTCATGACCATCGGAAGCTCGGTCGTGGTCTACGGCGACAGCAACTCAGGCAAGACATTCTGGGCACTCTCAGTGGCCACAGCCATCGCCACAGGATCAGACTGCTACGGTCGAAAGACAGATCCAGGCCTGGTGGTCTACTTGGCCAGCGAAGCCCCAGGCAGCATTCGATCAAGGATGCAGGCCATCAAAAAGTACCACGGCTGTGATCTCGAGAACTTGGCCATGGTCCCAGTGCCAATGAACTTCTATAACGGCGACCAAGATGCCCATGACGTCATCGAGCTGGTCAGGGCCATCGAGCAGATCAAAGGCCAGCGCGTGCGCCTCATCATCGGCGACACATTGGCCAGGATGAGCGCAGGGGCCAACGAGAACAGCGGCGAGGACATGGGGCCAGTCATGGCCAGATTCGACCAGGTGGCCACAGCCACAGGCGCTGCCCTCATGATCATCCACCACAACGGCAAAGACGCAGCCAAAGGCGCACGGGGTTGGTCAGGCATCCGGGCCCACATCGACACAGAGATCGAGGTCACAGAGAAAGAAGGCACACGCTCAGTCACGGTCACCAAACAGCGAGAACTTCCCAGCAAAGGCGACACCATCTACTTCAAGCTGGAGATCATCGAGATGGGCACAACCAAGTTCGGCGGCGCTGCAACCACTTGCGTGGCCATCCCAGACGATGAAGCCCTTGCCACAAATCCCCACAAAAAACCCACAAAGCATGACGAGACCATGCGCACCCTTGAGCGATCATGGTGGGACAGCGCGACCGAAATGCGTAATGGTTTACCCTATATCAGCAGATCAGGCCTGCAAAACTTCCTGATCAAAAACGGATACACAGAACGCACAGCCAGGAACAAAACCGAAGCCTCAAGAGCTGGCGGATTGATCCTGGAGATGCTCAACGCAGGCGTTTTGGAGTCCTACGAACATGGCTGGATCTTCATCAATGAGGCCCAAGTCAGTGCCATGATGATGCAGAAAAATGGGGGGAAATCTTGCCCCTAATTCCCCTAACTGCCCCTTGGGGCAAAAGGGGCAAAAGGGGCAAAAGCCCGGAAATCTGCCCCTCCCCTCCCCTTCCCCCTATAGGGAAGGGGAAAGGGGCAACCGGGATGCGGCGAAAAAAGGCAAAGTTATCCACAGAAAGGTGAGCAGGTACTAACATGACAGCAGCAAACGAAATCCAGGTCGGCGGCGACCACTACAAAGCAAAACCCATCCAGCCTTGGGACTTCATCGCGGCCAATCAGCTCGGCTACTTTGAAGGCAACATCGTGAAATACGTTTCTCGCTGGCGTGACAAGGGTGGAATCAACGACCTCAAAAAAGCCAGGCACTATTTGGACAAGCTGATCGAACTGGAGCATAATTCAAGCATCACACAAAAACCCACAATCTAAAAGGAAGCAACATGAAAGCCCAGCAACAAGACCAAGCCCCCTACTTTGTGGAGCGTCAGGCCATCCAAACAGTCGGTGAGGACGACATCATTCGCCAGGCCTTGGCCATCCTTGAGCGCAGGGTCAAAGCACCTGAGGCAGTTTTCCAAACCCCTGATGCGGTCAAGCAATTTTTGGTCATGCGCAACGCAGCCGAAGGCGATCAATTTGTAGAGCGCTTCACAGTCTTATTTCTGGACACCCAGAATCGCATGGTGGCCATCGAGAACATGTTCACCGGCACACTCAGCCAGACCAGCGTCTACCCTCGCGAAGTTGTCAGGGCGGCACTCAAGCACAATGCAGCCGCCGTGGTCTTGTCCCACAATCACCCAAGCGGATCAGTTCAACCCAGCCGCGCAGACGAGCACTTGACCCAGACCCTCAAAGCATCCCTGGCACTGGTGGACTGCCGAGTCCTTGATCACATCATCACCGGATCAGGCGGACAATCACTCAGCATGGCCGAAAAAGGCCTCATGTAAAAAGGAACTCAGCATGACCACCAAAACCCACAATCCCGCAGATAAAGTCGAACGCTGGAGCATCGACAAGCTCACGCCCTACGCACGCAACAGCCGCACACACTCCGACGAACAGATCAGCCAGCTGGCAGCCAGCATCAAAGAATGGGGATGGACAACACCCGTCCTAGTGGATGAGGACGGCAGCATCATTGCCGGCCACGGTCGTACCCTCGCAGCCCAACGCCTCAAGATGACCGAAGTCCCGGTCATGGTGGCCAAAGGCTGGAGCGATGCCAAGAAACGCGCCTACGTCATTGCCGACAACAAACTGGCCATGAACGCAGGATGGGACGAGCAAATGCTGGCGCTCGAGCTCACAGAGCTGCAAGGCCTCGGCTTCGGCATGGAGTTGATCGGTTTCAGCAAAGACGAAATCGCAGCCCTCATGCCCAAAGACCCAGACGACGATGGCGCTGACACCAGCAAGTACACCAAGAAGATCGACGCCCCCATCTATCAACCCACCGGCGACTGTCCACCGACAGCAGCCCTCTACGATCCGGCCAAGTACACCCAGCTGACAGCCCAGATCCATCAAAACAACAACCTGGCGCCAGAGGTCAAAGAGTTTTTGTTGCTGGCGGCCACCAGGCACATCCGCTTTGACTTTGAGCAGATCGCAGAGTTCTACGCCCACGCAGATCCAGACACGCAGCAGCTCATGGAAGAAAGCGCACTGGTCATCATCGACTTCGACAAAGCCATCTCGGGCGGGTACGTCAAGCTCTCCCAGGCCATGGGCAAAATCTACGCCAGCGAGAAGGGCGGCGACCAATGACCACCGAAGACCGGCGCTTCGCAGTTTTCATCCTCACCCACGGCAGGGCGAATTGCGTCTACACCTACGAAGCCCTCCGCAAACACGGCTACACGGGCGAGATCTACCTCGTCTGCGATGACGAGGACAAACAGATCAAGCAATACTTGGCGCTCTACGGCCTCGACTCGGTGATCGTTTTCAACAAGCAAGAGGCCATCGACAACACCGACAGCGGCGACAACCTCAAGAAGCGCAACAGCGTCGTCTACGCTCGCAATCAGAACTTCAAGATCGCAGCCGATCTCGGGCTCACCCACTTCTGGCAGCTCGATGACGATTACAGCGCCTTCGCCTACACCACCGACAACAGCGACGAATACATCACCAAAGACGCCTACACCAAGAAGCTCGATGACCTGCTCTTTGCCCTTTGCGACTTCATGGACGAATCCGGCGCACACTCCGTGGCCATGTCCCAGGGCGGCGACTTCATCGGTGGCGGCGAGGGCACTTTCGTCAAGCACATCAAAAAGGGAAAATTCAGCCGCAAGGTTATGAACTCCTTTTTGTTCAGAGTCGACCGGCCAGTCAAGTTTATGGGCCGCATCAACGAGGACGTCAACATGTACGTCGAATGGGGTCGTCGTGGCCACCTCTTTGTCACCGTCCCCCGCCTTCGCCTCTACCAAAAAGAAACCCAGACCAACTCCGGCGGCCTGACCGAGATCTATCTCGACCTCGGAACCTACGTCAAGAGTTTTTACAGCGTTCTGTACGCCCCCTCATGTGTCAGCATCACAGAGATGGGCAACAACGACAAACGCATCCACCACCAGATCTCATGGCGGCACGCAGTCCCCATGATCCTCGACGAGCAGCATCGCAAGCCCAGGCTCTTGTCCCGCTACACCAACACAGTCCAGGAGATGTGACCATGGCAAAACTTGAAAAATCGGTTGTAAAAAAGCAACAGACCCACGGCGGCGCTCGGGAAGGCTCAGGCCGCAAGGCCTTCGAGCCCACAGATCCAGAGCGCAAACAGGTCGAAGCCCTCAGCGGCTACGGCCTCCCGATCGAACAGATCGCAGTCTTGATCCGCGAGGGCATCGACACCGACACCCTGCGCAAGCACTTTGCCACCGAGCTGCAATCAGGCAAAGCCAAAGCCAACGCCCAGGTCGGCAAGACGCTGTTCCAAAAGGTCATGGCAGGCGACACCACAGCAGCCATCTGGTGGAGCAAGACCCAAATGCGCTGGGCAGAAACCCAGAAGCACGAACTCACCGGGGCCGACGGCGCTCCCTTGGAGTTTGCCAAGATCGAACGGGTGATCGTCAAGAATGGGTAAGGTCTTGCAACTCCCCACCCCAGAATGGGCGCTTCCCCTTCTGGACCCCAGCCGCTACAAAGGCGCATGGGGTGGCCGAGGCTCCGGCAAGTCCCACATGTTTGCCGAGCTCATGATCGAGGCCCACATCATGGACCAGAAGCGGCGCTCGGTTTGCGTGCGCGAGATCCAGAAGTCGCTGAACCAGTCCGTCAAGCGCCTACTGGAAACCAAGATCGAGGCCATGAATGCCGGGGCTTACTTCGAGGTGCAGGATGCCGTCATCAAGTCCCGCAAGGGCGACGGGGCGATCATCTTCCAGGGTATGCAGAACCACACCGCAGACAGCATCAAGTCACTGGAGGGCTACGACTGCGCCTGGGTCGAGGAAGCACAAAGCCTCAGCCAAACCAGCCTGGACTTGCTGCGCCCCACCATCCGCAAACCAGAGTCCGAGCTCTGGTTTACCTGGAACCCGCGCCTGCACTCCGACCCGGTCGACCACCTGCTCCGTGGCCCAACGCCACCCAAAGACGCCCAGGTCTTGAAGGTCAACTTCACCGACAATCCGTGGTTTCCCAGCGTCCTCAAAGACGAAATGGAATACGACAAGCGCAGAGACCCAGACAAATACCAGCACGTTTGGATGGGCGGGTATCTCACCAACAGCAACACCCGTGTGTTCAAGAACTGGCGGGTCGAGGACTTCGACGCACCACCAGACGCCATCCACCGGCTCGGAGCTGACTGGGGCTTCTCCATCGACCCCACCACCCTGGTGCGCTGCCACATCATTGGCCGCACCCTCTACATCGATTACGAGGCCTACATGGTCGGCTGCGAGATCGTGAACACCCCAGAGCTGTTTATGACCGTGCCCGAGGCAGAAAAGTGGCCCATCGTGGCCGACTCTGCTAGGCCAGAGACCATCAGCCACATGAAACGCAACGGCTTCCCCAAGATCATGACCGCGGTCAAAGGGCCGCGATCGGTGGAAGAGGGCATAGAGTTCCTCAAGAACTACGACATCGTTGTTCACCCCCGCTGCATCCACACCATCGACGAACTTACCCTCTACAGCTACAAGACCGACCCCCTCACGGGCAAGATCCTGCCAGTCTTGGAGGACAAGAAAAACCACGTGATCGATGCCCTGCGCTACGCCTGCGAAGCCGTCCGCCGAGCTGGTGCATCAAAACCCGCCATCTTCACCCCTTTGCCAAATGTCAAGAAGTGGTGAGACAATCGCACAAATTGAGGAAATCCCCATGGCCCGAATGAGCAACGACCAACGCCTCGCCAACCTTCACGCAGAAGCCCTGGCGCAGTTTGACGACGTACAAACAGCCCTCCGCGACGAGCGCTTGCAATGCCTCCAAGACCGGCGCTTCTACTCCCTGGCAGGCAGCCAGTGGGAAGGCCCACTCTGGGACTTGTACGAGAACAAGCCCAAGTTTGAGGTCAACAAGATCATGCTCTCGGTGATTCGCATCATCAACGAGTACCGCAACAACCGCATCACGGTCGATTACGTCAGCAAAGACGGCCAGGAAAACGACAAGCTGGCCGAGGTCTGCGACGGTCTGTATCGTGCAGACGAGCAAGCCTCCGTCGCAGATGAGGCCTACGACAACGCTTTCGAGGAAGCAGTCGGCGGCGGCATCGGGGCATGGCGTTTGCGCACAGTCTACGAAGACGAGGAGAATGACGAAGACGACCGCCAGCGCATCAGGATCGAACCAATCTTCGACGCTGACAGCTCGGTGTTCTTCGACCTCGGGGCCAAGCGCCAGGACAAGTCCGACGCCAAGTATTGCTACGTCGTCACCAGCATGACGCGCCAGGCCTACAAAGACACCTGGGGCGACGATCCAACCGACTGGCCCAAGATCATTCACCAGTACGAGTTCGACTGGTGCACTCCTGATGTGGTCTATGTCGCTGAGTACTACAAGGTCGAGGAAAAGACCGAGACCATCCGCATCTTCCAGAACATCGCAGGCGAGGAAGAACGCTACACCCAGGCAGACTTCGCCAACGACGAAACCCTGGAAGAAACCCTCGCGGCCATCGGCACGGTGGAGATCCGCCAAAAGCGCGTCAAGCGCAAGCGCGTGCACAAATACATCATGTCTGGCGGCAGGGTCTTGGAAGAT